GTCCAATCAGTAATACCTTGAACTCTTTGGCACATATTATCAGACCTTCCATCGAAAAATACATCTTCGTCAACTTGCGGAGGTTGCATATCTAACACATAATTATTTATCTCTTCAATATCATTACCACTTAAAGTATTAACGGTAAAAATCTTTTCTTGTGTACTTAAAAAATAATTTATCACTGAATATAACCAAGCTACAACTCGATTTATTTCTCTTTGCCCTCCCCATTCTTTAACCTCGATACTTGGCGAAAATGGACATTCTTTATTAGGTCCTATAAACTTATCATACCATCGATGTGTTATATGATCAAATTTCTTATATTTAATAATTCCCTTTATTTTACCATCAGTAAAATGAAAATTATCAAAATCAAACACATGAACTCTTCTAAACAAAGCTTCAGGTTCAGATATACAATCTGCCTTAGTGAACGATGTAATATCTGAAAAATGATTCATGGTACAAGTTAGTAATTTGCTAGTGAAAAACTTCGTGTTCTTGTTGGTAACCTGAGCACAATCTAAAGGAAATTTCACACATGAAATAAAATTAATAAGATGTCTTAATTCAGATTTATCTCTTGCGCCTAAATCGTCCATGTTATAGCCAAATTGGTCTACATAATCATCGTGGTAATTTTTACCATCATTAATTGGAGGACATGAGTGATTGTAAACGTCCTTACCTTTGGAATTCATAAATTCCCAGAATTTGTTCATCATAGTAGACTTACCACATCCTGGTTTGCCTTCAAAGATTACTCCCACTGGCTCTACACGTGCGGTAGTGTTGAAATTTATACTAATTTTATACATATTTTCTAGTATTGAAAATTGTACTGCATAAATTTTATACGCGGGGTTTGCTAATAAAGACTGAATATAAACATTACTTTTAATGTTGCCGTATAAAACTATAATTTTTTCTCTAAATACTGGATCAAACATTCTTTGAGCATCTTTTTGAAACGTCATGGTAATATCTGACATCTCTTTTGTCAGTTTTAATCCGCTAACGAATTGTAAAGGATAAAGTAATATTTCCAAAAACTCGGACAATAATGGAATATTTAATTTTGTTTTTAACCATATTAAAATATCATATAATATTTCTAAAAATTTTTGTATCAAATCTATTAAAATATTTGGTGAATCAAGCAGCTTCTTATTTGTCACTAGCGCCAATTGTTTTAGAGCCTTTACTATAGAATCTGGTAAGCCCCAGAGAGACATTATAATTATCATAGAATCTATATCTGTTAAATCTGTTAATGATTGTGTCCTTAAAGTGTTATTTTTAAATTCTGTATATCGCATCATTGCTGAATATATGCGTATTAAAAATTTAAACATGCTTATCGGTCTCCAAAAGAAAGGATCATTAAGCTCAATAACAAGAGTAAGCACGTCCATTATCCATGATACCATATAAGGATTTTTATAATTTTGGGCTGCTTTATATAAAAATCGTGTCATATTGGTCACACACGAAAATAAATCTCCTATAGCATCAAATACACCCTGAGTTTGAATGCTAGGTGTTACTATATATAAATTAAAATCGCTCTTTTCTATTTTATTAAAACTATAATTAGTGTATTTAGATAACATCCATTTCGCTATCTGATCATGAGGCATAAAATATAAAATTTTCCTCGAATAATCTAAGAAAAATCTATTCGTTTTACTTTTATTACTAATATTTTTGAATACAATATTATCTAATTCTCCCTTGTTTTTAAGGTGTTCAATAATTTTTCTCAATTCTCTTTCATTTGATGTATTCAATTCATCGTTGGCTTTACAACGTACTTCCGTGCTAAGAACTCGGGTTTCGGAACGAGTAGATCCGTGGAGAGATAGACTCCAACTATTTTTTCCTTGTAAATTCCATGAGTGCATTACGCGGTTTGTTTAAGTAGCTATTTAACCCATTGTTCGGCGCAACCCTTAGGTTTATATACTTTATAAATATAGGTTCTACCTTCTTTTATAAAGGAAATCATGCTTTAAATCTTCGCTTTCAAGAAGATCAGACGTAACTCTCCTTACGACTGGAATATAAAATTATATAAAATATAAATAATAAAATTGAAATAATTATTAAAACAATCATGTAATACATACACAGATATATCGCAATATATCTGTGTAAATACAACACGATTGCA